TGATAATTGGGACGGCAAAATGTCACGGTCCAAGTTCGTCAATGATGCGATTGTTTGGTTTCTTCAAGGGGACACGGCCGAGCTGGTTCATAGCTCGGAGATTTTGCAGGAGAAGTTTGCCCAGGCGATGAGGAAGCTACACGGAATCGACCGAGAACCCGATGTTAGACCCTGGTGGAAGCGCATTCTAGGCCTTCGATGAGGCTTTTACCCACTCCTGGAGAGGTTGTATACAATTTATCTGCAGCATAATTGTATACAATTCTGTTATCTGAGACTTGTATACAGTTTTGTAGCTGCGGAATTGTATACAATTTCTAAGCTAGCTCCTAGATTAGGGCGTTGCCACCCACAAGACCAGCAGCACAGAGCATAGCCAACACGCAATACTTTGCCAAATCCAGGAGCTTGTTGACCGCTTCCGCTTCCCTGGGACCGAGGTCATCGCTCATGTTATCAGGGTCCGGCTTGAGCATTGTTCCTTACCAAGGCCGCGGCACCATCCCATGCGGAGATGTCGTACTTCTCAAGCTCGATTTCGTAGTTGACTAGCTTGGCTTCCCCTGCATCATAAGCCCGAATCCACAAATCTTGAATTATCATGTTGTCATCCGCGACGTTCGAGTAAACCAATGAACCATCATATCCAGCTCCAATGTGCCATGTTGCCCATCCGATTTCTTGAACGTCTCCCCAATCCCAAGAACCTAGTGTGGATTTAGGCTCCGTGGAGAGGATACATTCGGTATTTGTCGCGTCCAGTGGGGCCTTTGGTGCTATCTTGAAACTGACAACCTTCCATCCGGTAGTGAATTTACCATCAAAAAGGTGAATCTTGTTCTCTGTTCCACTATACGTATTGCCTGTAACCTGTCCTCTTACTATCTTGTATCCATCTTTAATTCTCTTAATTGCCATTCTACTTCATCTCCTTCTTCACGCATTTGTGAGCTGCACGCATAACCGTGGACATGCTCTTACCCTTCTTGAAATCCCCGTTCTTCTTTGTCTGCTTCGCCCGCTCCATCCGTAGGTGCTTCTTGAGCTTCCGAGAGTAGTTTGATGCCCTGCGTACCATCTTCTCGGTCTTTAACGCCTTATCCACACTCTTTACAGCCTTGGAACGGGCAATCTTCCTAGCGGCTGGCCTTGGTACTCTCCGAGAAGCTAACAAAACAGCTTCTACGGCCGCGCAAGTTGGACAGAAATCCGCCAAACTCCCACCTACTGCTGGGAGATTGCTAGAGCTACTGCGTTTGCCTTGCTCATGGCTTCAGTCGTACACTCTAGAATTAGGGTGATGTTGCCATCCTGGGTGAATTCTGCTCCTATGGCCCCGCCCAAAAATAGGGATGGGACAGCCACTACTTGGCCAGCCTCTAGGTCTTGTGGCATGAATGACTCGGCAAATCCGTCGGTTGGTGGGTTGTTTGCGCTGTCTCCGTTGCGAACCCCTGCTTGACCGCCAAGGAGGAAAGCGTCATCTGATGCCTGCATCAATGCGGCTTGGCTGGTTGTCGCTAGCTGGTAGTTGATGGTACCCGCTTTGTCGCCGCCCATGTATGGGATTGTGCCGTCCGAGTTCTGGAAATACACGTGAGCCGAGTGAATCCTAAGCACTTCTGGCTTGGATGAACCGAGGTTCGTGTATGACCCCAGGTCAAGTTCGGTCTGTGCGAATGCAGCACCAGTGTGCGAGCAAGTCACGGTTGTTCTGATTAGGAAAGTATTCTTTGCCATGCCGCCCTGGGCGAATCGACCCCTTATGATAATTTTTATTGAAAAAAAATAACAGAATGCCCACGTGGGGGGGCCTGCCCCCCCGGACGGGGGCCAATCTTCATATCTCTCACTCTAGTGGATGGTAATACATCCTAGCCGGCAGGCTACCTCGGAGATACGAAGTAGTACGGCGAGCGCGACGCCTGCGGCGTCTGCGCCCCCCATACTTAGGTTAATATTAGTGATATTGCACATTAATATTATAAAAGAAGCTTAATCTGAGCTAAAACATGGCGGATGAAGCTGTATTAGTGATGATTGCAAGTGAATTGAGACAAATAAGGGACGTAATGCAAGACATGTACACCCTTTTGGATAGGAGGACGTACTGAATGGCGAACAAGTACATGGATAAGGCCGTATACATACGAGAAACCACCGATGGGAAGACCAAGTGGGTCAAGATTCCAGGAGTAACGATTCAGAATGGCTGGGCTTCAGTACGTGTTTTCATTGAGTCGGCCAAATTCACCCAGGCGGAGGTCAATTCCTGGGATAATTCACTCGTGTTTGTGAAAAAGGGGCGAGCAGAATGAGCAAAGTCATCAAGGCATTTAGCTTGGATTTAGATACTGTAGAGATGTTGGAGCATTATTGTTCGAAGAATGATAATTGGGACGGCAAAATGTCACGGTCCAAGTTCGTCAATGATGCGATTGTTTGGTTTCTTCAAGGGGACACGGCCGAGCTGGTTCATAGCTCGGAGATTTTGCAGGAGAAGTTTGCCCA